CCCGGCGAGATCCGGATCTTGCGCCAAGTAGCGCGGCCAGCCCAGCGCTTGGGCTTCGCTCGCCCGGTAACCGGGGTAGACGAGCGCCGACAATTCTCGGGTCGCTTCGATGAGCGCCTTCTTTTCGTCCTCAGTGCAGGTGCTACCCTCGACCGTCACCCAGCCCGACAGATTGAGCCGGGTGGCGGCGAAGGCGATGGCCGTCGTCTCGTCCACGAAACTGTTGGACGAGGGACCACCCACGGTGGCGTCGATGATGAGCGTCATGACGCGCGACTCCGGCGCTTGCGTGCGGGAGCGACGGAGGTGACAGCGGTGGTAGAGGGAACAGTGGAACCATCCGCCGACGAATCGGGCGACAAGGCGACGGCAGGCGCTGCGGCCGAATGTGTGTCCGTCGTGCCGGCCGATTCGGGGGATGATGCAGAGAGTGCTGCAGGGAGAGCGGGAGCCGTCGCGCGCGCCGCGACCGCGAGGGCGTGATCGGGATCGATCAACACCTCGCGGCCAAACTTCGGAATGAACATCCACACCGGCGGCTTCACGCTTGGACTCGCGCTCGGTTAGTGCGCCGAGCCGCGGACGGCCAGGTTCGGATCGAGGCAGACAAAGCCGTACAGGATGTCGAGCGCCACCTTCACGGCCGAGCTGTCCGGCATGTAGAAGATGCGGCTCCGGAGCGTGAGCCCCGAGATCGGATCGGCGACCGTGGCGATCCGCGCGCCCAAGCCGTTGCCCATCGTCGACAGCGGCGCCGTCGCGAGCGCGAAGGCGTTCTCGTGGAAGCCGATGTTCTGCGTCTTGGCCGCACCAGCCGAGCCGATCGAGGAGATCGTCACGACGGCGCCGGAGTTGTTCACCTGCTTGATCGCCGGGAAGATCGAGAGCGCCGCGATCGCACCAGACGACGCCGCGGCATCGGCCTGGACGACGTAGTTCTGCGGGTCGCCCGTGATCGTCACGAGATCGCCCTTCTTGACCACGCCCGAGGCGTCGATCGAGCCGATGGCGATCGTCACGTCACCAACCGCCGTCGCCGACGTGAGCGCGCCCACGCCATCGGTCAGCGCGCTGCCGGTGTAGGTCGGCGCGTTCTGATTGGCGAAGGTGTCGAAGCCGTAGAGGGTGCCGAGCGAGCCGTCGCGGAGGCTCGACGCCTGCGGGTTCTGGAGCACCGTCATGGCGTTCTGGTACGCCATCTGTTCGTTCGAGCCGATCTGGAAGTGCAGCTTCGACTCGTCCTTCATCGGCACCTTGTTGTCGAACATCAGCTTCTTGACCGCCGTGATGTCCGCGAGCGCCGGGGTAGTCGACATCTGCACGCCCCACGGGATCTTCGACCAGAGCGTGTTGAGATCCTGGTCCACCTTGTCGGCCAGCGCGACGGCGGCCGGGCGAATGTGGTCCGAGATGATCTTGTCGCTGGTGAGCGAGAGATCCTTGTCGGTCAGCGAGAACTTCACCTCGTCCCACTGATTGAGCGTGACCGCCACGGAATCCGTCGTCACGTTCTGATCAACCGAGGGCGCGGCCTGCGCGGTGAAGGTCGACGGCCGGCGAATCTGGATCGTCGAGCCCTTGGTCTGCGGGTCGGCATTGTAGCCGCGGTAGACGCGGCCAGCCATGCCCAGCGCCTTCTCGAGCTGGATCAACGCTTCCTGCGCGAAGAAGGTCTCGTTGTAGTTGCCGAGGGTGTTGGTGGCGCCGATGAGCGCGCCCAGCGGCGCGAGATAGTGCGCGGACGCATGCACGGCGGCGGCGTGGGCCGGCGCACCGAACAGCATCAAGGCGAGCATGGGGGCCAGCACGATGGCCGACCACTTCACGAACGTTTTCATAGGGGGATGCCTCTCCGGGGTACGAGTCGCCTCACGGCGATTCCTCAAGTGGAGCGGCGTCCCAAGGAGCGAACACACATCAGGGCGCGCCGCGAGTGAAGTCATGCTCTCACCGCAGCGCGCCCCGAGGGTCTGCTGGTGGACCAGCCTAGCCGGTCCGTGTGGTCGTGCTGGTCGAACGGTGTTGCAATTGTCCTACAAACGATCATGGCGTCAGGGCCGAACCCCGACGCGCGGAAACTCTCGTGCGTTAGCTGGCGATCGCGTACGGCACGCCGCGTTTTTCCGCGTCGGCCTTCAGGCGACGATACTCCTGCGGCGTCGCGTCCTTGGGGATGATGACCGTCGCGTTCCCTCCACGACCCGCCGATTCGTTCCGCGCCCCGGAGCCTGAGGCCCCGCTGGCGGCGAACGCGATGCCAAACGTGTCGTCGGTCTTGAAGGTGTCCACGAGCTGCGCGATCGTCATGGCCGAGCCCTGACTGTCGGCGATCCGGGGACTGCCTTTCGCGTCGACAACCTGCGGCATGAAATCGCCATCCGATTCGACGACCTTGATGAACGGGAGGATGTGGGGCAGCAGCACCTTGGGATTCCCGCCGGCGGCGGTGATCGCGGCTTCCGCTTCCCGCTTCGCCATCACGTCGTAGAGCTTGGCCGAATAGCGGGCGGCGCGTTCACGCTCGGCCGCGATCTCCTTGGCGCTCTTTTCCGTGACCTGCTTCTTCCACTCGTCGAGCTGGCCCGCCTCGCGCGCCTTTTCCTCGCGCACCTTCGCGGCGAACTCCTGATCGGCGATAATCTCCTCGACCGTCTTGCCGCCCTCGGCGAGCTTCGCAAAGGGCGTGAGCGTCTTGTTCTTGCCGATCAGCTCCGCGTTCTTCGCTTTGAGCGCGGCGATGTCGGCTTCGGTGTACGTCTTGGGCGCCGCGTCACCACCGGCACCACCACCCGCGCCTGCGTCTCCACCCTCACCGCCCTCGGCGGCGAAGTGATACGACAGCCGGCGCATCGTCGCGCCGAAGAATCGAGCGTTGATCGAGATGAGATCGCGATGGCGCATGGCGTGGGGATCGGGTCAGCGTGCGAGGCTCAGAGGGTTCAGTGTGTCGCGG